TATCTATTTGAATATAAACACATAAATCTCCAATATTGTATTCTCCTTTCTTAACAACCACCTGCCAACCAAGTACATGAGCCAGTTCTATACTATCTGCTCCTTCAATTGGTGTAATATTATTAATTCTTTGTATTGTTGCTAAGTTCATTATTAATGTTTTAAAATTTCAACGCCATGTTCTGATTCTTTTTGATGAGATTTAATAACACTTGTTAAACAAATACAAAGACAGATCAGTAATAAAATTGCAACAATTGTTACAAAACGATTTTGTTCTTTTTTCATTTTAATAACTCTTTTTCTTTTTTTGATAAATTATTATATCTTTCATTTTCAAGATCTTTAGCATCCACAGATTTAATTTTTTCAATCAACTGTTTATTTTGCTGATCTTGTATTTCTATTTGTTTTAAAACCTTTTCTACTTCTTCTTTACTCATAAAGTATTTCTTGATTAAGATTTGGTGGTAAATCATATTGACCATGTGTTTTTACAGAATCTTCTGAAATATTCTCACCAAATTGTTTTTTAATAAATTTATAATATTTTGGAAAATATCTTTGATCTTTTTTCAATACCATCAGTGCTTCAGAGTCAGGTCTAAAACATTTAATCAACTGTTGAGGTGTGTATATTTTTGTATATTCTCCTTCTAAAAAAGCAGAGTAATTAATATCTGGTCGAATTACCACAACATGAATTTGTCTGTTATAAATATATTCCTCGACAAGTTCATTGTTTTGTTTTAATGATTCTATTAACTCTCTACAAAAAGTCTTTGATTTTACAAATAAATGTAAATTACCGTTGCATTGTTGTTGTAACACAGGTAATATCTTTATTTGCAGAAATAATTGCAGGTAAAGACTTTAGCAAATTCACAGCAGGATATAGATATAATCTAGTCCTGTTTAAGTAATATTTTCCCACATAAGGAATTTCTGTAACGTTATAATCTATCATGTGCTTTATCTATTAACTCTAAGAAAAATTCTAGAGTTATTGTTACTTGAGTATATTGAGGGGCCAATTTCTTAGTTGTGTTTAATTTATGCACCAAAACATATGGATATTTATTAACCGGATCATTATCCATCAGATATTGTTTACATAAAGCTTGATTTTCCTCATACAATTCTTCATACTTTGGTCTTGATCTATCATATCCATATTTACATTGAATTCTTAAAGGAAGATTAGCCAGATCAATCTTACAATTATCTAACAGCTTGCTAGCTAATCTTGCTGTTTGAATTTTAGGCCAATATTTTAACAATTTCAACCTTATATCCCTTTCTAACCTATTTCCGTTTTTCCTTATTAGGGTGTGCCATACCTCATTTTTATTTTATTCTCTCCATCAGAATATTGTTCAACAGCATATTCTTCAAAACCATGTTTAACAAAAAATCTAATACTTGGAATATTAGATTCTCTAATTGAACAGGTAAAATGTTTACCTTTTGTAAGAATATGTTTTAACAATAATGTACCCAAACCTTGGATCTTGTTAAACACTAACACATAATTAATATTAATTCTATCTCCTAAAAAAGAATAGTTAATTAATCCTTCTAATGTACCATTATTACGCAAAGTATATATCTCACCACGTCCTTTTAAAAATTCCTCTAATGTAGATTTGATTTTAAATGCTGAAGATAAGGCTAAATAATGTTCAATTGTTTTATCTTCTCTTCTAATTTCCATATAATTTAGTTTTTACCCATTCTAATCCTTCTTCTATAGTATCAAATGTTTTTTGTCTTTCTTTTAGAGGTGTAAATTCTAACCATTCATTTTCTTTTTGATATTTAACAAATCCTCTACTAATATGAAATTCATAGGTAATGGGATCAGCATCAAATAAATCAGGCTCCCCACCTCTTTGAAAAACATCTGCAACTTGTACATTTCCTATCCAAGCTCTACCACCCGTGTGATTTGGATAGCCCACAAATTCTAATTTTAATCCGTCTAATACCATTTTATTTCTCTATTTGTTTCTGATAAATAATGATTAACTTCTTTATAGAATCCTTCAAATTTTAAATCACCATGAGTTTCTGCTGCTGGATGATTTCTAAATATTTTATAATGAAGTTTATTTGAAATTAAAGATTCATAACTAGCCGCAATTTTACCTAAGAACACAAATACTATAGAATCCATAGACTCTCTACTAATTTTTAAATCATTTAAAACCGTAATCAATTTAGTCATAAAAGGATTCCATAAATTGATATGACTATTAGGTTTCCACTGTTCACAAGTTAATCCCGCATTAAGTAAAATAACTCCTTGGTCAATCCAAGGTTTTAATGTTCCGTCAAAAGTATCTAAAATTGTTTCATCGTTATATTGATTAGATAGTTCTCTAACCATTATATTAAGACTTGGTTGCCATTTACCTTCACAGGCAAAACTATATCCAGTTCCTATTCCCGGTTGAGGGTAACACTCTTGTCCAATAATCACAGCACTAACATCATCAGGATTAACAGATAAGCATTTAAGAATTTTAGATGGATGATCTGGACATAATTTTTGTCCTGTTTTGACAATGTTAGATATAGTCTTATCTAATAGATCAACCATATTAAAAGAAACAGTTTGAAACAATGGTATCCAATTAGGGTGAATTTCTTTTAATACTAATTCGGTTATTTTATTCATTAGTATAAATAATTAATTTATAATTATCTCCATCAGGAATAATCTCAAATTCACAGTTTTCATAATCAATACTGTCTAACCATATTTTACCAAAAGGATCATAATTTGCAGAACCTCTTAATATCCATGTTGCTTCTTGTAAATCTTTTACAGAATATTTAGTAGAAAGATTAAACAAATCTAATCTGTTTCTTTGAAAGGTATTCAGTTGATATTCTCTATTCATAGATTGTTGCAGTTATTTGTTTGGGAAATACTTCTTCAAAACTTAGAATTATAACGCTATAATCAGTTGTACTTTCAACACAGATTAATCTGAAATATTTACTATCCACAATTCTCTGTAAAATATCCTCATATCTTACTTTTGGATTATCATACCAACATTCGGATTTAATAATGTTGAAACTCTTTTTTAAACTATTTATAAGAACATTATAATCTTTCCAGTCTTTAGGAATTACTATTGTTTCTCTATTCATAAAACGTATTATTATCTTTATCAATTGACCAAATATCATCAACCGTTGTAGTTTCTATAGGTATTTTTAGTTGTGATCCGTCTTGTAAAATAATCCAATATTCTAATTCCTCTTCAAGAAATTTAAAAACACCAATATGTTCTATACTATTTACATCTCTATAGCAAACCGTAGAACCGTCTAAAAAAGACAAGTCAAAATGAGGATCTATATACTTATTCATAAAATGTAATTTGATATTGGTTATCTAATGTTCTTTCAATTATGAAACTATTAAAGTATTGAATAATCCAGCCCAAGGTTTGTAAAACTAAACTACTTTTACCATTTCTTACAGCAGTAAGATATAAACTTGATTTATAATAAGCTCTAATAAATAAAAGTATATTGCATCTTATATCCGGTAAAATATCTTTAAAATCACAATATCTTGGTTCTGTTGTTATTTTTAAACTCCACATAATTCTTTTATATATATTTTACATCCTTCAGAATCATTCTGATAGAATTCATAAACATCTTTATATTCACACTCCATTATTCTATTCTCCCAACCATATTTTTCGCTCAATTTATTACTTGTTGCAATACCTGTAACATCATTATCATATAAGAATATTTTTCTCTTGAGCAGATCATGTATTATATCAACCTTTTCTGTTGAAATATAACTACCCTCATTTTGCACAGCAATCGCGGGTATTCCTAAATGATAAACAAGATAAATTCTATCTTTCTGACTTTTGGTAATTACAATAGTATCTGTGATCGTAGAATAATCTATTATTTTATTCCACCCAAATACATCATTGTTAGAACAATTACTGTACCATCTAAATTCCTGATTAGGCCAATATAATTTTACATGGTTAGTATCAGGAAAGTAATATGCTATTGTATCAATTTTATTGGGATTATGGTATTTATTTTTAAACCACTCTCCTTTTTCTTGAACCCAATAATCTTGTACTGAAAATATCAATTCTTTGTTCAGTACAGCATTATCCAACATAAATAAATTGGCATTAAACTCTTTTGGTGTAAATCGAATTTGAGGTTTAAGTTTATATTCTCGCTTATTTATTGATACAAACTGCTTATCAGATGTACTAGCAATATATTGTAATGCTTGCTTATAGTTACATTGCTTAATTTCTCTAACAATATCAAAAATATTCCAATATAATTTACCTTTATAAGTAGCATTATCTACAAAATACAGTAATCCGGGAATACCATATAAAACGGCATCCCGGATCACTATCTTTTCTAAATGGAGATTTGTATTTCTTATTTAGATCTGGATAAATACCTAAAAAATTAAGAAATACTTGCTCCTGTGATATGTGAGATAGCAGTTCTTCCTTATCAATATAGGAATAACTACCTTTATACATTCCAATCTACACTTGGGTTGTTTGGAACGTTATTAAATACTTTATCACGATTAAATGGAATCAAATCTACTGTATACATACCTTTAAGAAGATTGGTATCATTGGTAACATTTTTTGTAAATGTCTCTTTTGCCCAATCAGATACTTTACCACTGAACATAACTTTATCCAAATTATATTGAGTAGCGCCAATAGACATACGTTGTTTAGTAACAATTGTACCATCTGGAGTAGCCTCATCCTTATCTTTAACAACCATAGGAAGAGTTACATATGCCCCTGTCATGTCTTTAGCAAGTTGATTTAAACCAGAGTAATCACCATTAAATACAGTAGCAGCATCTTGTTTAAACGATTGCATTTGCTGATAAAAATCTTCTCCAGATTTTCTATCAAAAGATACAAGACGTTGTACAAAAGTAATGAGTGCTGCTTCACCTTGAACCAAAGGTTTATGATTTGCAAACTCTGGTTTAACATCTGGACTTCCAGAGGCTTTAGCCCATACAATGGCACCAGTTGAGGTAATTACTTGAAAGTTACCGGATTGTGTTGCAGGTGGCTTATCACCAATATTAAGAATCATACGTTGAACACCAACAGTATCACCTTTTAACCAAATATGCAATGGGCGTTGATTATTACCATTTTGATCTTGTACAATATCATAGTTAGGATCGTTGGATAATTCTCTACCCTGCCATTCTTCAAGTTGTGCTTTAGTGGGGTTAAATCCAAGAAGTTGGAAGTTTTCAAGACCTGTGTAAATTGTGTACTGACCAGCACCTTGTCTTGCGCCAGCATAAGGATTGTTAGTTTGCGACATATTTATTTTTAATTGTATTGATTAATGATTCTAATGATTGGTGATCTTCAAATTGTTCAATGATAATATCTTCTTTGATAATATTAACATCTACATATGAAACAGTAATATGTTTTTGTGCTTCGTGTTTAGTAATTTTGTGTCCAGAAGAAACATAATAATTTCCACCGGGATATTCAATAATTACACGAATGTCTGTTTTAATTGGTAATTTCTCTAGTGCTGCTTTAATAACAGTAAAATCATGATCAATTTTATTTTGTAGTTCAATGATTTTTGCATTTATGGCATCATTATATTGCTGTTGTTTTTCAGCATTAATTTCTCTTGCTATTCTATTGGCAATAGCATTAATTTGTGTTTTATCTAGTTTCATATAAACACTTTATCCCAACCAGACTTAAATCTTTTGGGTTCATTTTTTGTTAAATAATCAGGATTTTCTAACTCAAGAATTACAAACTCTTGATTAGACAAATGTGGTGGTCTTGCACCAGTGGCTAAATCCTGTTCGTGTGTTTTAAATGACAAAATTGTTTGATTGGCATTTTGAGGATTTCTAAACATATAACCAATTGCATCTGCTTCAGCACAAACAATATTTTTTAACTTGCCTGTAAGCATTAAATCTTTTGCTTGCAGATCTTTACCTAATTTATTAATAGATGAGTTTTTCACATGAGATACAAGGATAAAACATTTATTACATCTATTTTCAATAGGTTTAAGAAGTTCATCAAAAGCCTTTCTTAACCAATCATATCCACCACCTTGAGGTAATTCTGCTACTACATCTTTTCCTGCAAACCCTTTTCCAATAGGAGTCATCTTATAGAGAATTGTAGCAAATTTTCTTGCAAATTCTTCCAACGCTGATGTTGTGTCAACAGTAAGATAATCATATGGATATTTACCATGCTTGGTATAATAATCGTCCAACTGCTTACCAAGATGTTGTAATACGGTTAAGGGATTTTCGTTGGGGTTTTTCTTTAGAACGTCTAAAACATCAAGTTTCATACATTCCACAAATTCTGCCCCTTGCTCTAAATCTACAATAAGGTTACTTGGTAATTTACTTACTGCTTCTGTTTTTCCGTGCTTTAGTGTGAGCAAACAATACTAATCTACGAGGGTTTTTTGATACTACTGACGTTGTTGTTGGTAAATCAAACATTAGTTTTAATTTTATTTATAAAAGTTATTAATTCAGGACTCTTTGCTTTAGGTAGTTCGGTAAACTTGTTACCTACACCATCAAACCACATAGCTTTAACAATACCTGCAATACCATTTCTGTGTTTAAGAACATGAACGGTTCTAAAATGATCTTCAAAATCTCTAACATTGTAATCTAAGTAATTACTTAAATTATATTTGATAGGATTAAACAAACCAATTGTTACCATATAGTCCCTACCTACAATTTTGTTATCACCAAGTTTTGTTTCAGATGGTTCT